ATGACGACGGTGGTTATCGGTATCGGCCTGCTGGCCTTCCTCCTTGGATATGTGTTCGGCGGGGCGGCGTACATTCGGAAAATCCAGTCAGGTCGCGTGGAAATCGGCGGCAGGATCTACTTCTGCAAAGACACCGGCCCGGTGGTGAGGGGGGAGTGACGCGGCAAAAGGATGGGTAAGGTTACGCTGTTTCCGACCTACAACATTTCCCCTGGTGAAGCATGGGCAATCGTTAAATATTATCTTGACGATGATAGCATTGCGATACAGTCCAAAGTGCTTGCAATCGAAAAGGTGGCAGAAATGGAAACCCACAACAGTATCACCAAAGACGAACTTGTGAAAGCGTTGCGGTGGCTGTTCAGACACTATGAGTTTTAAGGAGAAAATTGATGGCTGAATACATTGAGCGTGAAGCGGTTTATGCCGAAGCGTGCAGAGGGTGCATTCGACACGGCGAAAATATTGGTGAGTGTTACAGTGAGGAGCCTTGCCAAAAATTGATTGAGGCATTCGCAATCGCTCCTGCCGCCGATGTTGCGCCTGTGGTGCATGGGGAGTGGCGACGCTCCGAAGACGGCGAATTTGTTTGCGTTAACTGTAAACAAGTAAAAGTATCACACGATATGTTGAGTTTCTTTCTGTCTACCGAAAGATGGAACTATTGCCCCAACTGCGGAGCAAAGATGGATGGCGTGACCTCTCATCAGAACAGGCTCTTGCAACCGACAGGAATGACGGTCGCTAAAATCGGAGGTGCCGAATGATGGATGATAAGCTGCCAGCAGGTTATAACATTCAAAAAGGATCGTTTTGCGATAATTGTCCTTCCTTCGATCCGTATATTCCGGACACTTGTGGTCGAACCTCTGACGGACAATGGACACGGCCGAAGGTCCTTTGTAAGCATTTTGTATTGTGTGAGCGTGCGTATAGCATCGGTCGCGGAGTGAGAAGAAATGAATAACGACCTTCTTTGGCAGCTCGACCCGAAGTACATTGCATCCTGTGCCAAATGCGGCCGGGATGGATTGAAAAGAAATATGGTTGCGCTCTACATCAAGAACGGAGCATACAGCAATTTGAAAATCATGTGCCACTTTTGTCCGGATTGTATGACCCAATTTGCGGACGAGCTGGGCGTGGCGATACCATGAAACAAAGCATGAGGACGAAGGCCATGAGGGCTGCGGTCTGTTATCTGCAAGGAGGCAGGCCTTATGGCAAAAGCAATCAAGCATATTCGAGCAGGACTTCTCAACATCGAAGTGATCGGTATGGTCCCGGAGGCTAAAGTGGGCCGCCGGGGCCGTGCCAGCAGGAGCAAGCCTACATCGGCTGCGCAGCAATTCTACAACGATAAATGCTCATGGCGTGAGCTGGAACTTTATCTGGCCGCGAACTTTGGCAGCAGCGATATGGTGATCACCTACACCTACGACGATGAACATCTGCCGCCGGATAAGAAAGCGGGGGATGTGCTGCTGCAGAAACATTTCCGAAAACTACGGTCGGCACGCCGGCTCCGGGGCGAGGAACTGAAATATGTGTATGCGACGGAAGGGTTTCACGGTGCGCAAGAGGACGAGTACTTTGGTGATGACAGGGAACTGGAGGACAAGCGAGTTCACCACCATGTAGTGATGAACCGGGTCAGCGCCGATGATCTGGAGGAGATCCGCAGCCTATGGCCACACGGCGGATATGTCCGCATCGAGCCGCTGGATGTCCATTACTATCAGGAACTGGCCAAGTACCTCACCAAGGAAGCCCGGGAGTTCGGCCGGGCAAAACCGGGGGAGAGGACATGGAGAGCAAGCCGGAACCTGAACAAATATGAAGTTGAATATATCGAGATCCCGAGCGACAGTGTGACGTTGGCGCCGCCGGCAGGAGCAGTGGACTACGTCCAGTTTGCTGAGAAGAATCCGTATGGATTTGCGCCGTGCGTCGGTGCCAGATACCTGATGTTCGCGGCGCCGCTGGTGCAGGCTTACAGCTACACGCGGGGCCGGAAGTTGAAAGGATCTCCTTAATAATTTTTTAGCTTGAAACACGTCTTATTAATTCAACAATAGTATGAGAAAGGAGCCTGAAAGCATTGCAAACACAAGCAAAACATGGTAGAATGTTGACAGTGAAAGACGGGTACCTGGTGTGCCCGAACTGCAGGCGGAATAAGCGCCTGATGAAGATCAACCCCGACACGAGCGCCACTCGCGTGGTTGCCTTCTGCCGGGGCTGCAAGAACGAAAACATCGTGGATATTGACCGGGGCCAGTGCTACGAGAGCCGGAGCCAATGACTTGCGCAGAGAATGCGTGGTTGTTGGTTCCGGCTCTTTTGTTTTGCTCGGTGACCGTGGAGGTGATAGCCCATGGCGAGCAAACCACTGAGACCCTGCCGGCATCCAGGATGTCCGGAGTTGACCCGAACAGGGTGGTGTGAGAAGCACAAGCCTAAGCCCAGGCATACGCGGTATGTCAGCGCGGAGTATCACGACTGGTACCTGCTGCCGATCTGGACCAAGCGGCTTCGGCCGGAGCAGCTGGCCCGGGAACCGTTCTGCAGGAAATGCGCAGAGCAGGGGGTACGCACCTACGCCACGGTGGTGGACCACGTCAAACCGTTCCGGGGAGACTGGAAACTGTTTGTCGATCCGGCCAACCACCAGAGCATGTGCAAGCATCATCACGATCAGAAGACGGCCTATGAACAGGCTGAAGAACGACGAAAAACGCGGCGTTTTTGAGTGTCCGATTTGGACACAAGCTGCTGAACGCTTGGGCGCATGGGCGCCCGCGTGGATTACCCACCCCTCCCCCCACCCTGGAAAGTTTTGCGAGGCGGTTAAGATACCCCGATTCCACCTCGGCGCGAAAAATTTTCCCCACCGGCGAACGGGGAGGGCCGGAGAATTTGTCTGGAGGTGTTTGGATGCCCGGACCGAGGCAGCCAACTGAAGTTATCAAGGCCAACGGCCGCAAGCATTTGAGCAAGGCCGAAGAGGACGAGCGCCGGGACCAAGAGGTCTACATTGAGCCTCCGAAGCAGGCCACGCCGCCTAAGTGGCTGGCAAAGAAGTTCCACGGCGAGTTCCACGAGATCGGCGAGATCCTGCGCCTGGCCGGTCTGTACACCGATCTGGACCGGGATGTTCTGGCCCAGTTCCTGATCGCCCGTGATCGCTGGGTTCGCGCCGATAAGCTGGCCTCGTCTGCCATCCGTGAAAAGGACGAGAAACTGGCCAAGGAATGGACCGGCGTGCAGAGCACCTACTTCAAGCAGTGCCGGCAGTGTGCCGAGAGTCTGGGCCTGTCCATTACATCCCGCTGCCGGTTGGTTGTTCCTCCGGCCATGGCTGCCGCAGCGTCGGAGGCCGATGGAGAGGACGAGTTTACCCAGGCGTTACGGGCCAGACAGAACCGGGCCGCAGGAGAGTGATTTATGCTGTACTGGGAACACGGCCAGTTCGTTTGTGATTTCGTCGAGCGCCTGCCAACCACTGACACCGGAAAACCCTTCAATCTGTACCCTTGGCAGCGGGACACGCTGATGACCTTTTACGGCGAACTGGATTACGACGAGGAAAGCGATCAGCTGCTCCGCCGGTACCAGTACCTGTATCTGGAGATTCCCAAGAAGAACGGCAAGAGTGAGCTGTCCGCCGCGCTGGGCTTGTACCATCTGTTCGGTGACGGCGAGTTGAACGCAGAGGTCTATATTTGCGCTGCAGATAAGGACAACGCAAGCATTGTATTTGACGCCGCCGTGTTCATGCTGGAAACCGCACCGTGGACGGCCAAGATGATGGCCCGCGGTGAGCTGAAGGTGATTCGCTCCCAGAAGCGCATCGAGTACCGCCAGATGAAGAAGTCGGGCAACGGTGCCACCCGCTGGGTGACGGTGGGCAAGCTGGCTGTTCTGTCTTCGGAGTCTTATTCCAAGCACGGCTACAAACCGTCCTGCGTGATCTTCGACGAGCTGCACGCTCAGCCTAACCGTGACCTGTGGGATATTATGACATTCGGTGCCGGCTCCGGCCGTCAGCAGCCTGTGTGGATCGTGCTGACCACAGCCGGCGACGACCCGGACCGCAAGAGCATCGGTTGGGAGCAGCACGAAAAGGCCATGGCCATCCGCGACGCCAGAAAGCTGCGCAAGATCCTGGACGAGGGCGGGGATCCCCGCACGGTACTTTCTCTGCGAAATGTGGAGGAAAGTGAATTGGAAACTGCCCAGGCGGCTTTGCTGGATCGGGACGAATCTAACTGGCTGCCGGTGCTGTATGGTCTGACCGCCATATTTGGAGATGACCCGGACGATCTGGCCAAGATCGACATCTGGGACGAAAATCTTTGGTATCTCTGCAATCCGTCTTTGGGCCAGCACCTGAAGCTGCGCACCCTTCGGCTGGAAGCTCAGGCGGCAAGAAAGTCGCCGGCGGCCGAGAAGCTGTTCCGGTGGCTGCGCCTGAACCAGTGGATCAGCGTAAAGGCAGTGGGGTGGATCCCGCTGACCATTTACGACAAAACCCAGTGGGGACCGTCGGGCAAGGCAGAACGGGACGAGTGGGTTAAGCAACTGCTGGGTAAGAAGTGCTACGGTGGATTGGACTTGTCCACCACAACCGACTTGACGGCCTTTGTGCTCCTTTTCCCGCCTCAGGAAGGGTTGGATACGTGGGTGGCCATGTTTAAGGCGTGGCGGCCCGAGGAGGGCACGGAGGACGCCGAAAACCGCGACCACGTCCCGTACCGGGACTGGGCAAGAGCCGGCTTTATCGAGCTTTGCCCCGGCGATATGATCGACTTCACTATGGTGGAGGATGCGATCTACGATGCGGCCAGGATGTACGATCTTGAAATGCTGGGCGTAGACCCGTATTTGAGCCGAACTTTGACGCAGCGTCTGATGGCTGCGAGCGAAGAGAGCGGCCAGATGAAGCCGGCGATCAACGTGATTGAGATCCCGCAGACCATGATGAGCATGAGTCCGCCGATGAAGGAGCTTGAGCGCCTGATCCGGGCGCACGAAATGCTCCATGTCCACAATACGGCTGGTCGTTGGTGTTTTGGCAACGTGCGCTGCTACGTGGACGCCAACGAAAATATGCGGCCCATGAAGAATAAGAGCATTGGCCGTATTGATATTGCCGTGGCCTGGATCATTGTTATGGCGGTGGCTATGAACAGAATGGCCGCCGGCAGCAACATCAATGAACACGTCATGAATGAAGAATGGGGTATCTAAATGGACCACGAAAAACGGTGTCCGATTTGGGCACAAATCAAAGGGAAGCTGGCCCGTTTGCTCCGGGCACTTGTCCTTTACATAGACGACCTGCTGCTGCTCGGTGGCGGGAGCTGCTTTGTCAGTGCAGCATGGGAGGCGCTGGGCCGCCCTGCCGGCATGGCGGCAGCCGGCGTTTGCCTTTGTGCTTTTGCGCTGGTAATTGCAAAAAGTAGGAAAGGCGGTGAAGGTAGATGATCCTTAACCGAGCTGTCAACGCTCCCAGGGCAGCGGTCGAGACGCGAACCATGACATGGGACGAAACTCAGCAGCTGTTCAGAAACCTGTTTTTGAACGGAACTGAACTGGATGTGGGGATCCATTCCGCGGAAAAGCTGTCGCCGGTAGCAGCTGCTCACCGCATCTTGACAAACTCCTTTGGCATGATTCCGTTTGGAATTTACCAGAAGGAGGGTGATGCCCGCAAGGCGGTCAGTGACAAGGATCTTGATCGTGTGATGAAGCAGCGGCCCAATATGAACATGACCCCGTTTATGGTCCGCAAGACAGTCATGTCCAATGCCTTCTGGCATGGTTGGGGTGCTTGTTGGAATGTTAGGGACAACACCGGCACAGTCATTGAGCGCATCGCCCTGCCAAGCGACTGTGGTTCCATTCGCCGGGACTCTGAGACCGGCCAGTATTGGTATGACTTCAATGTGGACGGCGTCCAGCGCACCTTCGCGTCCTACGAGCTGAGCATTCTGCTCTTTGAGACATACGACGGCATTCATGGCCGGGGCATGATGCATTTGGCTCGGGAGGTCGTGGCCTCCGATGGCATGGCCCAGCGTTATGCCAAGAAGTTCTATCAGAACGGCGCCCGGCTCTCCGGTATCGTTGAAGTGGATACCGATGCGAAACGGGAGACCCGTGACCGGGTTAAAGAAGAGTTTACGCGCTACGCCAGTGACGATGCGTTCAAGGTGGCCGTCATCGACCACGGCATGAAGTTTACACCTCTGGGCCTGTCTCAATCCGATGCTCAGTTTATTGAAAGCCGCAGCTTCAGCGTGGAAGAGGTCGCTCGGTTTACTGGCATCCCCAAATATATGCTTCAGACAGGTAAGGAGGCATATAACAGCAACCAACAGCAGCGTGTAGATTATGTCACAGACACACTGCTTCCTCATGTGACGCACTGGGAGCAGGAGAACACCTACAAACTGCTTCACGGCCTCCAGCGGGCTGACGGGTGGTATGTCCACGGAAACGTCTCGGTACTGCTTCGGGGCGATGATGCATCCCGTGCAGCCTTCTATGAAAAGATGATCCACAACACAGTCTACAACCCGGATGAGTGCCGAGCACTGGAGGAAAAGGATCCCATCCCCGGTGGCCTGGGCAAGAAGTTCCTGGTTACAAAGAACCTGGCCGGATTGGAACAGGTATTGAAAGGAGAAACGTAAATGGACATTGATCTGCGCGGCGAGTTGTGGGACAACGACTCCGCCGACATCCTGCGTTGGTGGGGATGGCGTGATATTACCGCCCCCATGGACATCGCAAATGCCCTGGAAAAAGCCAACGGCGAAGACGTGACTTTGCTTATCAATTCGCCTGGCGGCGACATGACGGTAGGTACAGAGATCCGGTCCATGCTTCGCCGGTATAAGGGAAAAACCACGGCACTCTTTCAGGGTTACGGTGCTTCGGCGGCTACCCTGGCGGCATCCGGATGCAATGAAATTGCGTGTGAGCCCGGTGCGTTGCTTTGTTACCACAATCCATCGGCGACGGCACAAGGTGACTACGAGGATCTGGCCAGAGCTTCCGAGGGAATGCGGAATGCGCGGGACTGTATCCTTGAGATCTACACCGCCCGTCATGGAACCAAGAGCAAAGAAGAACTGATCGAGCTTATGAATAAGGACATCTGGATCTCGCCCACCCAAGCCCTGGAATACGGTCTCATTGACAAAATCGTCCCCCTGGAGGGCGGCGCCGAAGAGGATCCTGCACTCTTTGTCGCTTCTGCAGGCTCCAGAATGCGTATTACTTCCGCCATGCGAGAAAAGTACCAGGCACACGTTGCCGCCCAGCAGGAAGAGGTAGCGAACAAAAACAAGGCAAGTCGCGCCCTGGCTCGGCTCAGAGCGCTTGCAAAATATTAACCTTTTAGGAGGAATTTTACATGGCAATCGATTTCATGGAAAAACTCACCGAGCTGCGGGCGCAGAAGGGCACGCTGCTCACCAAGGCCGAGGCTCTGGCAGCCGAAGGCAAACTCGACGAGGTCGAGAAGATCACCGATCAGATGGAAGGCATCAATGCCGACATCAAGAAGTGGGAGCGCCTCGCAAGCGCCAGCAAAGACGCTGCGGTTCCTGCTTATGATGGCGCCCTGCATACTGGCGGCGAGGGTGCTCCCAAGGATGAGGGCGGCGTGAAGCTCTTTGCATCTCTGGGTGAGCAGCTGAAGGCCATCTATGACTTCCGCAAGAACGGTGTTGTGGATGATCGTCTGGTTAAGGTCAACAACGCCGCGTTGGGCGCCAACGTGGGTACCGGTGCTGATGGCGGCTTCCTGATCCAGACCGACTTTGCTCTGCAGATCATGGAGAGCGCCGTCCAGTCCAGTCCTCTCCTGAATCGTCTGGATCGCTATACCTGCTCCAATCCCGCCAACGCAATGCGCTGGATCAGCGTGGACGAAACCGATGTCTCCAACAGTGTGTTCGGCGGTATTCAGATGTACTGGGCCGCGGAAGCTACCGCAGTAGCCGCCAGCAAGCCCCAGTTCAAGGAAATGAAGCTGGATCTGGAGAAGATGATGGGCGTTGCCTACTGCACCGATGAGATGCTGCAGGATGCCTCTTTCATGTCCGGCTTCTTCGGCAATGCCTTTACCCTGGCCGGTCAGCGCCTGCTGACTGAGGGCGTTATCTCCGGTAATGGAGAGGGCAAGCCTTTGGGCATCATCAACTCCGCTGCGCTGATCACCGTGGATGCCGAGGCTGACCAGGCTGCTGCCAGCTTTGTTGGCAAGAACGCCATCAAGATGCAGGCCCGCGCTATGCCCCGTCACCGTGACCGTCTGGTGTGGCTGATGCACCCCGACGCCGAGGAGCAGCTGCCCGAGCTGCACATTGCCTCCGGCAACGCAGCCAAGTTCCTGTGGAATCCCGAGGGCGGTCTGGGCAACTTCGACACCCAGCGCGTTCTGGGCAAGCCCGTCCTCTTTGAGGATAGCTGTGCTGCTCTGGGCACCAAGGGCGACATCATGCTGGTGGATCCCTTCCAGTACATTCTGCTGACCAAGGGCGTTGCCCGTCAGGATTGGTCCATCCATGTGGAGTTCCTGACTGATCAGAACTGCTTCCGCATGGTTTACCGCTGCAATGGTACTCCCAAGGTCACTAAGCCCCTGACCATTAAGAACAGCACTAAGACCCGCAGCCCCTTTGTGGCTCTGGCTGACCGTGGCGCTGCCGGCGAAGGCTAAGAAAGGAGCAATCAGAGATGAAGGAAAATAAGGAAGTCCTGAAGGAGCAGGAGGCTCAGCCTGAGCCTCAGACTGCCGAAGTCATCCAGGAGGAGCAGAAGGCACAGGTTGTTGTTGCCAGCGAGAAGGGCCTGCGCCTGCGTGTCGGCCCTGCTGTCAGCTATGACATTCTGAAGATCCTGCCCGACAAGACAGCGGTCGATGTTCTGCCCCTGCCCGGCGGTGCCGAGGTGCCTGGTTGGGTTCCCGTCTCCGCAGACGGTCAGACTGGTTGGGTCATGGCCAAGTATCTGAGTTCTGCAGAGTAATCTTTTCAGGAGGAGTAAGCTATGTCTGAGGCGTTGTCTGTTCCCTCTGATCGGCTTGACAAGATCATTCGCTATATGAAGGCGGAGGACACTGTTGAAGCTGAGCCCGGGGAACGGGAAATCATTGAAGATCTGTGCTTGGCTTCCATGTCATACCTTCTGGGGGCACCTTTGAAGGAGACGGAAGAAAACTCCAGATTGTACTGGTTTGTCGTTCAGGCAATGACCCTTCACGCTTATGATCACCGGGATGAGGTAGGCTTTATTCCGGAAGGTGTGAGGCCCATTGTCAATCAGTTGAAGTTGGATGAGGATTATCCCGCCAGCGAATAATCGGGCCAGAGCATGAAGTGCCGGGGCCGTCCCAAGTTAAGGGGCGGCCCCGGCTTTTTCGTTACGTGCATCTTTTCGCAAAAGATGCACGTAACAGGCTATTGGAAGGAGGGTGTCTATGGTCGATCCTGGAAAGATGCGCCATCGCATTAGGTTTCAGCGTTTCGTAGGCGAGCCGGATGCCTTTGGTGATCCGCTGCTGGCGGATGACTCGCAATGGAAAGATGTGGCCAAGCCGTGGGCCGCAATCGATCCAATCAGCGGCAAAGAGTTCTATGCCGCTGAGCAGAGCCAAAGCGAAGTCAGCCACAAGGTGCGCTGCCGGTACCGCGCCGGCATTACCACTGCCATGCGGATCAAATACGGCGAAAGGATCTTCTCTATCCTCTCTGTGATCGACTGGGAGGAACGGCATGAGAGCCTGCTGATCATGTGCAAGGAGCTGGTTAAGTAATGGCCCTCGAAATGTCGTTTGATTTCAGTGACGTTATTCGCCTGCAGGCGTCGTTGCTGAAGATGGAGAAGCTCCCGCAGAAGGTTGTGACAAAGGCGGCCGGCAAAGGTGCTACGGTCGCCGGCAAAGCTGTCAAAGCAGCTGCTCCACGTGGCCAGACTCGGGAACTGAGTAAAGGCTTCAAGCGTAAGGCTGAGAAAAGCCGAACAAAAGGGAAAAAGGTCTATCAATATGCCATGGATCCAGCTAAGAATGACATCTTCCAGAAGCCAATCAAGAATCCGGGAGAGGCTGGGGGAAAGCATAAAACCCATGCCTATTACCCTGCGTCGGTGGAATACGGCTTCCTGACCCGCAGCAAAGGCGGCGGCCTGACTTATGTACAGGGCACGCATTTCGTGAGAAATGCAGCTGTAAAGGCAGCGCCGGTCGTGGAAAGTGTGATTATGAAGACGCTGACCGAGGAGCTGGAAAAGGAGTGGAAAAAGAAATGACCCCTGAACAAGTGCTTAAAACCGCTCTGGAGACGGTAGACGGACTGATCGGCAAGGCATTTCCTCTGGAGGGCCTGAAAAACGCTGTAGCGCCGTTTGCTTTCTATCTCCGGCACAGCTGGGATGAGGAAGAGACGCTGGACGGCCCCACCGGCCTGCAGAGCGCCACATTTGAACTCAATTTTGTAGCTCGGTCTTACGCCGAGCTGATTGCATTGTCGGGCGCTGCCCGGCCTGTCCTGCAGAGTCTGCAGGGAACGACCCACGAAGGTCTTTACATCGAGCGAATCACGATCCGGCAGGCCTCTCCGGATCTGAAAGAAAAAGAGGTCAATCTGTACCGCAGGATGTATTCCCTGCAGATGAATTATCAAGAGGAGGAAAACAATTATGAGTAAATCCAGTGCAATCGGAACCAAGCTCTTTATCGACAACGTAGCGTGCGGCGGTCTGAAGAGCATCAATGGCATCGAGGTGTCGGCCGACACCATTGACGTGACCGACCTGAACAACTCTGACGGATACCGCGAGAAGCTGGCCGGCCTCAAGGACGCCGGTGAAGTGTCCGCCAGCGGCTTCATGGACGGCGCGGACGAGGGCCAGGAGAAGTGCGCAGAGCTGCTGAACAGCGGCGATGTCGTTGACTGCAAGATCGTGTTCCCCGCAAAGATCGGCAAGACCTGGAACTTCAAGGCGGCTGTGACCAAGTTCGCCACCGGTGCCGAACTGGAGGACGCTGTGAGCTTTGATATTTCTCTGGCCGTTTCCGGCAAGCCCACTCTGACGGCCACGACCGAAGCCGCCGGCTAAGGAGGTATAGTCCATGGATGCAACAATGAATCGCCCTGATCAGAACGACGTTCTGATCTTGGAACTGGACCGTCCCCGTGAAATCCGCCTGAGCCACCGGGCAATGAAGCGTTTCAGTGCCCTCACCAAGTGCTCCGTTGCGGATATGGAGCAGGAAATCCAGCACTACGACCAGCTGACCTGTCTGCTTTGGGTAATGGTCACGGACGAGCAGCTCGACCGCAACGAGGAGCTCATGACGCCGGATAAGCTGGACGTGCTGCTGAACAAGTCCAAGTACAAGATCTCTGATCTGATGAAGATCTGTTCTCAGGCCATCAAAGCGGCGTTTGAGGACGAAGAGGTGGAGGAAGAGGCCGACGAGACCGACCCTCCTCAGACGGCGGCTGGAACTGGCCACGAAGCCTGAGCCTTGCCGCCTCGTTAGGTATCAGCGTCCGGGACTGGGAGCACATGACTCCGGTTGAGCTGAATCTTTACGCAAGGGCTGCTGCCAAGCGCCAGCGTGAGGAACAGCGGCTCTCCCAGGCCAACCTCTATTCTCTGGCGGCCCTGATCCGGTCCATGGTCTGGTCCAAGCATCCGCCGAGCTATGAAAAGGTGTTCCCGGACAAATCCAAAAATCAAGAGGAAATGACAGACGATCAGATGTATGCCACGGTCAGGGCGTTAAATGCCCTGTTTGGCGGAGAGGAGGTGGGCTGATGGCTGTCGTAAAGAACCTGATGGTGCGTGCCGGTGCAGATTTCTCCGCCATCACCAAACAGTCCAACAAAGCAAAAGCGTCCATGAAGGGAATGCAGACCAGCGTCAGCAAATCGTGCTCCCTGATGACCTCCGCAGCGTCCGGAATGAAGAAGGCCTTCGCCGCCATGGGCGCCGTCCTGTCCGTTTCGGCGGTTGTTTCTTTTGGCAAGGAGGCCAAGGCTGCCTACGATGAACAGGCCGAGGCCAGTGCCAAGCTGGCCCAGGTCATGCGGAATACCATGGGCGTCCGGGCAGACGAGGTCAAGAGCATCGAAGACTTCATTGACGCTCAGGAGCGTCTGGGTGTAGTGACCGGAGACATTCAGACCGAAGGTGCGCAGGAACTGGCTACATACCTGACGCTGTCCAGCAGTCTGAAGACTCTGATCCCGGTCATGAACGACATGGTGGCTCAGCAGTACGGCTTGTCTGCATCTGCTGAGAGCGCCGTGTCGATCGCTACCATGCTGGGTAAGGTCATGAATGGCCAGACATCGGCGTTGTCCCGGTATGGTTACAGCTTCACGGCCGCCCAAGAGGCGGTTTTGAAGTATGGTACCGAGGCTGAGCGTGCGGCGGTGTTGGCCGAGGTGGTGTCTGAGTCGGTCGGCGGCATGAATGCCGCGCTGGCAGCCACGCCAAACGGCCGGCTGAAACAGGTATCCAACACCCTGGGCAAGATCCAGGAGACCTTCGGACAGGCAATCAACCATGTCCTGGTTCTCTTCATCCCGGCGCTAAACGTGCTCTGCAGTATGCTGGCCAATGTGGCCACGCTGGCCAACAAGCTGGCGCAGACCCTCGCCAACGTGTTTGGTTCCGGAGCGTCCAAAGCAGCAACCACAGTGAGTTATACCGGCGCCGTTTCTGAAGCTGTAAGCGAGTTGGAGGCGGCGGCTGAGTCTGCCGGAGAGGCGATGGGCGCCTTGGGCTTCGATCAGATGACCAAATTGCCCACCAGCTCCGAAGCAGCGGAAAGCGAAAGTGCAGGTGGCCCCGTCGGGAGGATCGCAGAAAGCGTCGATGGCACCGAGGAAGCAGGAGAGTCCATCGGATGGCTTGAGGCGAGATTGACCGCCCTGCAGGAGAAATTCGCATCATTCGACACAAGCAAGCTGACTGGGGGATTGGCCCGGTTAAAGGAAGCAGCTGCTCCGTTGACGCAGGGGCTGTTTTCCGGCCTTTCCTGGGTCATGGACAACGTCCTGGTGCCGCTGGCCGGCTGGACGGTGGAAAGCGGTCTGCCGGCCTTTCTGGCCGGTCTGGCGGCTGCGGGAGAGGTTCTGTCTGGTGCGTTGGAGCGAATGCAGCCATTTGGAAGCTGGTTGTGGAACAACTTCCTGCAGCCGATCGCCGGCTGGGCAGGCGATGCGTTCATTGATGCTATGAAGGATCTGGAGGACTCCCTGTCCAATCTGTCGGATTTGATCTCCGGTGAAATCTCCTTTAGAGATTTCATTGCGGAGTTGGGACCTCTTGAACAGGCCTGCCTTGGCGTTGCCGCTGCTATGAGCGCACTGACCGTTGCAACAAAGGGTGTTACTGCGATAGCGGCGATTTCTGCGGCAATCAAAAGCATAAAGGTCGGGCCGATTGGTAAGCTGGTCGAAGTGTTTATGCTGGCCTCACAAGGTGCCGGCACTTTGTCGGAAGCTATGGTTGCAGTCTTTGGCAAGACAACGAGCATCTTTGCCGGCATTGGCGCCATTGTGGGCGGTGCGGTCACGGCAATCAGCAGCTTCCTCACCATGCTGAAGAATGGCTTCAGCTGGGCGCAGGAGGCGTTGATGGCTCTCGGTGTGGCCATTGCTGCAGTTGGTGCTGTGATCCTCGGTGCTCCGGCTGCGGTCGCTGCGGCCGTGGCTGCCATTGTTGCCACCGTGGCAACGCTGGTTGTTGTAATCAAGGATAACTGGGAAAGCATTAAGACCTTCTTTGCAGAACTGTGGAAAGACATTAAGTCTATCTTCCAGGGGTTTGCAGATTTCTTTGCCGGTGTGTTCTCCGGTGACATCGACCGCGCGATGAAGGGGATCAGCGGAATCTTCAGTGGGCTGAAGACTGTTGTTAGCTCCGTGCTTGACGCAGCATCCAATATCCTTACTGGCTTTTTCGATTCGCTTGAGGGCTTGTTCAAGGGCCGGCTGCCGATTACGGTGGCGCTCCTGAAGGAGACTCTGCTGGCAGCCGTCAGTTGGATCAAGGAAACGCTTGGAGGTCTGTTTGATGCGTGGAAGCAGATCTTCAGCGGTATCATTACGTTCTTCTCCGGTGTGTTCTCCGGAAACTGGTCGAAAGCCTGGGCGGGGATTGTTCAGGTCGGAAAAGGTTCGATCAACGTCCTGGTTACGGCGGTGGAATCCTTCGTCAACTTCTTTGTCAAGGCTCTGAATGCCGTGATCGATGCCGTAAACAAGCTCTCCATCAAGGTTCCCAAATGGGTGCCGGGAATCGGCGGCGAATCCTTCGGATTCAATATTCCGAAGATCCCGCAATTGTCTTTGCCCCGCCTGGCCTCCGGTACCGTGGCTCAGCCCGGCCGCGAGTTTGCCGCCATCTTGGGCGACAACACGAGGGAGCCGGAGATCGTTTCGCCCGTGTCCACCATGCAGAAGGCGTTTATGGACGTGCTGAAGATGCTGGGTGCGACCGGGAAAAACAACCCCAATCCCACCAAAATTGTTATCCCGGTGTACGTGGGCGGCCGCAAGATCACGGAGAAGGTCATTGAGGACATCAACGATCTGACCCGTACCACCGGCGAATGTCCCATCATGATTTAATCCGGCCAAAGGCGGTGTCCGAATTGGACACCGCCGAGGTCGTGAAAGGAGGCGGCGAATATGCCGTTGTTTATTGTATCTGATCTGACCATCAACGGCGTGGTTATGCCGGCGCCAAAGGTGGGCGGCATGAAGATCCAGCCCGAGAAGGTGTGGTCCAAGAACGCCGGCCGCACCGGTGACGCTACTGCAGTGGGAACAATCGTTGCAATCAAAACCACGGTTGATATTTCCTGGCCACCCCTGACAGTGGAGCAGGTGGCCACGATTGAAAGTGCGGTGTCCAACATTGCGCTGCCATTCGTACCAATGGAGTTCACCGATCAGACCGGAACCAAGCGGAAAATGAACGTCTATTTTGGCACACCGACCTACACCGCATTCGACTGGGTCGATGGCCAGTGGAAGGTTATGGACGCCTCTGTGTCCGGCATCGAGCAGTAAGGGGGAAACATCATGCTTCAGATTGCAGAGAAGTATGTCGGCCTGATCGACACAGTGCCGTTCACGCTGCAGCTGACGACGGCGGACGGTACCGCAGTACCACCCGGCGCAGTCAAATCCGCAGGGTGGACCGGCGGCAGCAATTCCGGGGATGATATTACCCTTGGCAGCACAGTCGCCACTCAGCTGAAGGTCGAACTGGACCGGGAGAAGCTGGGCGGCATCGATGTGTCCGACGCCCGCTTAAAGGCCATGCTCGTTCTGCAGGGGGAGGAAGACTCGCTGCAGATCCCGTGGGGCGAGCTGCAGGTGACCGATGACGACAGCGACGACGACTCTGTCAACATCACTGCCGGAGACGCTATGCTCTGGGCGTTCTCCACCCAGTACGCTCTGGACGATGCTGCCCTGGGCTTTGACTGGGCTGCCGGCGTGGATGGCGAAACCTTGCTGCGGGCTATTTGCGATGCCTGCGGCGTCACTTTAAGAACCACCGGCCTGCGTAAGATCACGCTGGCCCATGTCAGTCCTTCCGGCTATACATACCGGGAGGTCATTGCATTTCTGGCCTGCATGTGGGGCTGCTTCGCACGCATAGACGGAGAGGGCCAGCTTGTCCTGCAGTGGTACACCCAAGCGGACCGGCCGATCACGGCCAGCCGGTACTACGACGGCGGACTGGTCAAGGCTGATTACGGCTACACCGTGGGTTACATCAAGTGCTATGTCGAGACGCTTGAAGAAACGCTGGTGGTGGGTGACGCCACCAAAGCCCAGGGCATTTACATCAAGTGCCCGTGGATGACGTTGGAGTGCCTGCAGGCCGTTTGGGAGACCGTGGGCGGGTTTAATTTCCGCCCGGTGTCCGAGCTTCGCTTCCTCGGCGATCCCCGCCTGGAGCCCGGCGACGTGCTTCAGGTGACCGATCGGGACGGCACTGTGTACTCCGTGCCCTGTATGACGCTGTGTCATGAATTTGACGGCGGCCTGATCACAGAACTGTCTGCCGTGGGTAAGAGTTCCAGTGCCACCGATAAGGACTACCAGGGCCCGGTTACGCGGCAAATCGAGCGAGCATTCAAGCAGGTCAACGCAAGCATCATTAAGTACGAGGACCGGCTTGAAGCGTTCGTCAAGGACGAAATGTCTGAGCAGTCGGCCTCTTTTGAAATGGCCCTCGATGGCATTCAAGCGCAGGTCACGGAGACTGACGAAAAGTATACACGCATGTCGCAGTCCGTTGAGGATGTCACGGCCCAAGTGGTGGACAACACGAAAGACTTGAGTTTGACGCTGCGGATCGGCCCGGACGGTTTGACGATCACCGACGCCGAAGGCAACACGGTGGAGATCGACGGCAAGCAGCTCAAGGCAAACAGCGTCCTTGCTGACCTTATCACGGCCGGCGTTTTGCAATCCAAAGACGGCGAAACCTTCAAGCTGGATCTGGACAACGGCACGTTCTCCATGAAGGGTTCCGGTCGGTTCCAGTCCTCTGACGGCAAGACCTATATTGAGATCGAAGGGGACGAAATGGTCATGTATGCGTGGGATGAAAAGTCCCAGACATACCTTGACAAAATCCACTTCGGTTTCATCACTGGCTCCAATCCTGCGGATGAAAACGGCACCCTTGATTATCCCTATATGCTGCTCGGCAAGTCCGGCGGTGATGTCGGTATGATCAAGGAATTTTACAACGGCCTATGGGTCGGAAATTCCGTGCCGAAATATGCGTCCGGCAACTTTGATGGCATGGCAGGTGCGTCCGGCTTCTTTATCAACACAAGACAGGGCGGCACCTATGTGGTCAACGGAACCACCATGCAGCTTGTCTGCGCCGGAGCCGAAGGGGAAATGGTGCTGAACACCACTGCCATTGAGCATGACGGCGACAGACTGTATGACAGAATGCCTGTATGTCTGACCCAAGCGGAATACAATGCCCTGATCGCCGCCGGAACCTACAACGAAGATACACCCTATCTGATAAAGAAAGAGGTGTGATGCCCATGCTCATTAACGGTGTGCATTATGGGCAGAAGAAGATCTACCGCATTTACAAGGGCAATGAACTGGTCTGGTATGTCGGTGATATTTTATCCCTTTTCGGTGAGCATTTCATTGATGTCGGTTCTGTCGGTGACAACAACCTGACGGCTATTCGACTTGCCCTTGGCAATGCCGAAAATGCCCATTGCGCTGTATCTTACGGCACCCACCACGGCACCACGGTTGGGATCGTTCCATACCACCACGAACTGAGCCAACCAATCTATGTGTCCCACGAAGCTGATTTTCGTGCCATAGCTGCGAGACTTGGCAACCATCAGCTTGACATCACTGCTTATGTACGCAATGACCTGTCAGGGCGTGCTTGCGCTGCAAGGCTCGGCAATTACTTTGCCGATCATCATGTCAGGGTGGAGCGGCTTGGGACAGCAACCGCAGCAGTCGCACAACTTGGCGATTATGTATGCACTCATAATGTCACGATCAGCAGATTGGGAACCGGAATTGCCGCAGAAGCAAAGCAGCTTGCCCACACAAATGATGTGTCAGTCAAAGCCACTTATCTTGGCACCGGAGTTGCCGCCGATGCGCTGTCCTTTGCTCATACAAACGATGTATCGGTCAAAGCGGTCTATCAAGGAAGCGGCGTTGCCGCAGCAGCAAAGGCAGCACATCACATTCTCGATCTTCGGGTGGAAGCGTCCTATCAGGGGACTGGCATTGCTGCCGATGCAAAGCAGTTTTCCCACCTGATCGGCGTTCAGGTCGAAGCAACCTATCAGGGAACTGGTGTCAGTGCTGACGCAGTAACTTCCCACCACATAAAGTCTGTTACGGTGAAAGCGTCTTACCAGAACAGCGGCATTGCTGCCGATGCCGTATCGTCTGGAAAGACAGTCACCCTGCGAGTTGACACCAACCATAAAGCTGCCGCCGCTGCCGCCGCTGCCGTATCAGGGAACGCCGTCAAAGAGCATCAGGTGATACGAAAGAACGAATTGAACGGTTCGGCATTTCCGGGCGTGTCTTTCCTGCGTGATGTAACAATGCGGATCAATGATGCGGTGGAGGGAACCATCAACGCAGACGAGGTTGTTTTGTTATCCGGCGAAATTTCCGAAGGTGTGGCAGCAACCGAAGATCATCACGGCACCGTTGTTTCCGGTGTGGTCGGTTCCGGCAGTTGCACCACAAAACTGCATACAAGCCTTGAAGGGGCTTTGACCGGGGGTATCAAAATCGTCAGTCTGGCGGCTGACCTTACCCACGCTTGCCAAACGATCACCGAAGCCCATCTGTCGGATTGGCGTGTGCCCATCCAGAACGGCAATGACCTTTACATCCATCAGGTCTATACGGTGTACCAAAACGGCAATGACCTTGTTCTGGCTGATAACTATTCCGAACCTGCAATTTGGTTCAGTCCTGTCCAGAGCGAAAACGGCTTGTATATCAGACAGGTCTATGAAGGAAGACAGGTTGATACTGACCTGATCCTACAAGGCGTGGAATGGCTTGCGCCGATCCAGACCGAGGACGGCCTGTATATCAGACAGGCGGCATCTTCCATTTCGGTTGGAAACGACCTTAACATGACAACCTAAAAATTTTTGTAAAGGAGCAATCAATATGGGTATCGCAAAAGCACAATTCAACAGCCTTCTTACGAGTATTTTTAAGGCCGGAAATACCATCAGACTGCTTGCAGTAATGCCGAACGAAAGCACCGAGAGCGGCGCATTGCCGATTGGTCAGATGTACACGATCCAGAGCGGAGATTTTACCGTTTCTGGAAACGAGGTAATTTCCGCAAAAAACATGATGATGTATCTTTGCGAAACAAAAGACAGCAGCGGCAATCCTACTGGTGACGGCACTGCCGTTGGTTTCGCAGTATACAGTGGCACCAGCACCACCCTTCTTTATTTCGGTGAGTTCACCAATGCAATGGAAGTTGCCTACAACACCGTGCCTACCATCAAGAAGTACAATGACCAGATAGAACCCAAAGAAGGCGTGAAAGTCACATTGACCAGTACCGATGTATCGTAAGGAGTGACAACCAATGCCCAACATTAAACTGAAAGGTCAGACAGGCGAAGTTCTGACCTATGAAGATGTGGAGCGTGTTTATTTCGATTCGGCAGACGAGGACGGCGAAGTTGTTTACTACACCCACGGCGTTGCGACAAGCAAGGCCGTGGAGCCGAACTTTGCAAGCGGTGATATGAATGTCCCCATTGCTGACGGCGAACTGGTCACGGAACTGACCATTGAAAAACCTGAAACCCTGCTGCCTGAAAACATCCGAAGCGGTGTTACGGTCGCAGGTGTGAAAGGCGATTTAATTGGCGATACCGAGGAAATCACCGTTGACCTTGACATGGCAGAGGGTGGACAGGTCATCACGCCGAGCGCACCAACCAAGGTACTGTCCAAGGTGGTTGTGACCAAGCCGGGAACCATGCTGCCGGAAAACATCAAGGCAGGGGTTGACATCGGCGGCGTGGTTGGTGAGTTCATCGGAGATACCGAAGAAGTGACCGTGGACTTGGATTTTTCGGACGGCGACCAAGTGATTGAGCCGACTGCCGCAGGAAAATCCATCGTAAAGGCTACCATTACGAAGCCTGAAACGCTTATTCCTGAAAACATCCGTTACGGTGAAAATGTGGGCGGTGTCAAGGGTACTTGTGTTCATGTCGGAACCGATCCTTATATTGAATACATCTACAATGAAGATGGGGAAATAATTGAAGCGAAGATGTTTGGTTTTACCGAAATTCCGGACGGATGCTTCGCTTATAGTTCCAAATTAACATCGGTTGATTTGTCAGGTTCACCGGGAATAACGAGTATCGGCGCACAAGCGTTCCGTGGATGTTCAAGTCTGATTGCTTTTGAAATTCCGAACACGGTAACAAGCATTGGCAACTATGCATTCTATCAATGCTCTGCCCTTGAAAGCATTGTCATCCCTGACGGTGTGACGAGCATAGGTGATTACACATTCAACAGCTGCACTACCCTTGCAAGTGTTGATCTTCCTGATAGCTTGACGAGCATTGGTGCAAATGCGTTTTCTGGCTGTACTGCGCTTACAAGCATTGTCATTCCTGATACGGTGACAAGCATCGGTAACTATGCATTCCAAAAATGCGGATTTACAAGCGTCACCATCGGAAGTGGTGTGACCAGTATTCCTACCTCCGCATTCTCTTTCTGCTCTGCCCTTGAAAGCATTGTCATCCCTGACAGCGTAACGAGCATTGGTTCCAGTGCGTTCTCTTCCTGCTCTGCCCTTGAAAGCATTGTCATCCCTGACAGCGTAACGAGCATTGCTGCCTATGCGTTCCAGAAATGCACAAGTCTAACAAGCGTCACCATCGGAAGTGGTGTGACAAACATTCCTCAAGATGCGTTTTCTGGCTGTACTGCGCTTACAAGCATTGTCATTCCTGATACGGTGACAAGCATCGGTAACTATGCATTTAAGGATTGCACAAGTTTGACCAGTGTCACCATCGGAAGTGGTGTGATAAGCATTGGGTACACTGCATTTAAGAATACCGCACTGACAAGCGCAACCTTCAAAGATACCTCAACTTGGTATGTCGGCGCATCTACCGGGGCAGCTACGACCAAAGTCACCGTCACAAGCACATCCACCGCCGCAACATATCTGCGTAGCACTTATGCAGGTTATTATTGGACAAAAGTATAAAACGCAACCTGTCAATCAATAAAGGAGTGAACCCCATGTACATTGCACTAATGAACGGCACCCAAGAGCAAGCAAGGGCGCAGGGTGATTGGAGCCAGACCGTGTTCTTTGACACTTCCGGCTTCCGTGTCACCCACCTCGCCTTGATTGACGGTGATGCCGTTGAAACCATCGAACTGCCGAAACCTGTTGACTGCCGTGTCGGTGACATTCCCATCGTCCGCAACAAGCAGTTGATTTTGGGTCAGCCTGTCTGCCTGTCTGCCGACATCACCGACAAGGTTGACGCTGATGTGATGTGAGAGGTGCGGCATGAAACGTATTGCAAGAAACCTTCGTATCCGCCTGATCTACCACGGCGCAGCAGTTCTTGTGGGCGCTGCGCTGTTGGTGGCGGCACTATCCAACATTCCGGGGTGAAGCCGATGAAGAGCATTCTTGTCGCTCTTGCCGTTTTTTTGCTGATCCAAGCGGTTTGTGTGTTTACCCGCGCTGAGCCGGAGGAAGCGAAAACGGATGCGGTCTTTGTCATGGCTACGGTGGAAACCGGTGCCCCGGAGGCCGAACCCATTCCGTCAGAGTCCGGCGAAGCCCCGGCAACCGAGCAGTTTTACGCGGAACTGGGGTAAAAGCAAACCGGCTGTTTGTTTCGAAAGAAGGTATATATGAGCAAATTTTTGAAGTGCATCCCGTTGAGCGACATTGCCCGGATCGGGATCCTGTTCGGCAACGGTCGTTCCATGGCGCAAGTCAAAGGTGACGCCGATTTCATTATGAACGGCGGTTACTACAATATGACCACCGGAAAGCCGGTGTGCCACCTGAAGGCCAACGGCACAGTGTACGCCAAGCCCGACTGGAACGACTGGGGGTATACGTGGGACAAGGGAGAAGATATTCGCCTCGCGGTGGTTCCTGACGGCTACGGAAAGAACTACATCACGGCAACCCGGCTCCTGGCCGGTTCCCTCGGGCCCACGTCCAAGCTGACCTACGGGGTCGATAAGGCCGGGGCCAGACAGCGCACGGCCATGGCGCTGACCGGGGACAGTCTGATCCTGTACTGCGCCGACACCCCCACGACGCCCGAAGAGCTGCGGGACGAGCTGGTGGCCATGGGCGCGGTCTCTGCCATCATGCTGGACGGCGGCGGTTCGTCACAGTGCGATTTCCAGGGCGAGAAGATCTACAGTTCCCGCAGAGTGAACAACTACATTGCAGTATGGCTTACCGAAGAAGCCAGGAAAGGAACGACCATGAACAAACGAGTGGTTCTTGACCCCGGCCACGGGGTGGAGACGGCGGGCAAGTGCTCGCCGGACGGTACTTACTATGAACATGAGTTCGCGCTGGATATGGCCAAGCGCATCAAGCACATTCTGACCGGGTACGGCGTGGAAGTGTTTTTGACCCGCGAGGACGAGCACGACATCCCTAACTCGGCGAGGGCAGATTTGTCAAACGAGTGGGCGCCCGATCTGTTTGTGTCGCTGCACTCCAACGCTGCAGGCATCGGTGCAGACTGGATGGAGCCGCGCGGATTTGGCATTTACACCTCCGTGGCCGACGACACGGCCGGCCGCAACATCGCGGCCAAGGCCATCCTGAAGCGTGCGGAGGAAGCCGGGCTGCAGCTCTGGGGCGGCGGCCTGCACCATAAGGGCTGGACTGTTCTGACTGAGACCAATGCCCCGGCGGTGCTGATCGAGCACCTGTTCCACGACAATCTGGAGGACGTTGCCCTGCTGAAGGACGACGCCTTCCGGGACAAGCTGGCCGAGGTGGACGCCAAAGGCATCTTGGACTATCTGGGCATCCCGTGGGAGGACAAGCCCGCGGGGGAGGATAACGTGTTCTGCTGCCCCCACTGCGGCGGCAGGGTGAAAATTGAGAAGGGGTGAAGAAAAATGTTGGAAAACATCAATGGATTTAAGGCGTCGCTGGCACTGATCGTCGGCGCTCTGACGGCGCTGTGGGGATGGTTCGGATGGTTCTGCCTGACCCTTGCCGGCTGTATGCTGCTGGACTATATCACCGGTACCATTGCAGCCAAGAACGCGGGGGAGTGGTCCTCCAAGGTGGCAAGGGAAGGGCTGTGGCACAAAGCCGGTATGCTGATTGCCGTGGTCGCGGCGTGTGTTCTGGACTTGGTGATTGGCATGATCCTGGAGCACATCCCCGGAATCACGCTGCCGTTTGAGTATAGCGTGCTGTTTGGTCCTCTTGTTGTGGCGTGGTACATTCTGACCGAACTGGGCAGCCTTCTGGAAAACTGCGGCAAGCTGGGCGCCCCTCAGCCGAAATGGTTCAAAAAAGCCGTGTCGGCCCTGCAGGGCGCCACTGACAAAGTGGGGGATAAGCTGGACGGGGAGAAATGAAAAAAAGAGCCACCCAAACCGGGTGGCTCTTCTCTTACTTCGAAGGCGCTATATCTTGCGATAAAGACTGTGTGGAGGACCTGCGCTTTTATCCAACGCAGCAGTCGCAGGCCATTCTGGAACGAGCGATCAGTGTCAGGGCAGGGAAAGCGGAGCTGCTTCACGTGTACATCGATGTGGAACCGGTTGGGTTCAACCGAGGCTTCTTTACGGTCGACGTGCGGTACTATTATCGCGTAACAGCTGACGCATTTGTTGGTGCTTCGCGGCCAATGGAGATCTGCGGTCTGTGCGTGTTTGACAAGCGGGTAATCCTGTTTGGCAGCGAAGGATCAGCGAAGATTTTCCGTTCTTCCGGGTGCTACGACGGCGTGGATGAAAAGAGTGTTTCGAAATGCAATCTGCCCACGGCGGTTGTGGAGGCGGTCGATCCAATCGTACTCAGTGCCAAACTGGTCGATGTTTGCGAGTGCAGAACGTGTGAAGTGGGCGAGGTGACCGATGTGCCGCCTGGAGTATGCGCCTGTTTTGGCTGTGATCTGTGCTTTGGGGGAGAGGGGAAACGAGTGTATATTACCCTGGGTCAGTTTTCCATTATTCGCCTGGAACGGGACACTCAATTGCTGATGCCTGCCTACGACTACTGCGTACCGGATAAAGAATGCAGCTGCGGCGGGGGAGAGGAGGACCCCTGCGAAATTTTCCGCAAGGTACAGTTCCCGGTGGATGAATTTTTCCCGCCCAACAGTGTATGCAGCACAGACAGCTTTAAAGAATGTTGTTCGTAA